ATATACGTCTTGCCACATTGAGCCTCTCCTGCAAAAATCGTTATTCTACCCTTAGGAACACCACCAGATAGAGAGCCAGATAGAATAGAATTTAAGACTAGGCAACCAGTGTCGATCCATTCAGTTCATTACTTAATGTATTTTTTTCGAGAGTGGTTGCGTTTGAATTTAGCTTTTGTAATTTAGCGAACGCCTTGTTAACAAGAGTTTCATCATACGCTTTTTCAGCATATTTTGACATATCAATCGTCGAATAGTGTTACTTCAGGTACTTCTTCCTCAAGAGTTTCTACCACTGGTTCGGGATTTGGTTCATCTTTAGTGTTGATCTTCGCAGCGTAATGCTCTAACAGCTTACCTGAAATATTTATTAATATCTCTACAAATTGTGAATTCTTGTAAAAAAAGACCGGTGGCTTACCGTCAGAGAACTCTGTAAAAAATAAAGGCATAACATCTACTTTCATGTTCGAGGCATCGTTTGGTGTAACCATGATCATTGCGGGCGACTTGACCTTAATACCGTCGTCAGTACGCTCTTCTAACTCTCCAAAGCACGTCCTACCAATACTATCAATATATGTGATAATGTCCATGTGAGTATTATAGAGTGTGAAAATTAATTTGCAACTTCAAATTTGAAGAAATCAAACAAATCTAAATTTACAGCTTGCCCTGGTTTAAATGTCTTCCAATCTACGTTTTTATAGAAGCGATCAATAACACTATAAACAATTTTGTCGAACATTTTTTCATAGTCTACTTTAAAGTCTTGTGTGAACTCTGGTGGGAGATCATATTTAAACCCTAGCGAGTTTAAGCCGAACTTATTGGGTATAGTATAAAAATAGCGTATTTTGTCCCCAGAGCTAATATATTCATGCTTTTTGGAAATACCATAATGATCTAAAAGTTTGTTATAATATATGGCCGACTTAACATGAATTGGTGTTCCTTTTTTCACCATCCAGTCTTTAGTATGTATGCTATATTTTTCATATTCTTTAACACCCATTACAAATGCAATGTCTCTTATAGGTAATGACTTAAAAATTTCATATGTCTCTTCAAAGATTTCGTTTGTAGTATTTTGGTTTTCAGTCATAATCATATGCTCAATAATCTTTTTCACATATGGTTTAATTGCATTAGGCATAGTGGTCCGAACCACCTCTACACCGGTATATTTAAACTTATTACAAGGAACCCCTTCGTCGTCAAGTTTATGTAACACATACCGCTTCTTTTGTAAAAATATACCTCTATCACAAATAGATTCCCGTTTAAAAACAAACCTAGGATCCTTAGTTAACAGGGTATCTCTTGCCCATTTTTCGATATGAACGTTTAAATCGTCTTCAATGTCTTGTACTAGTTTATATACCCTGTCGTCTATTTTATTGTTTTTGTGCAGTGGAATATTTAAATGTTTAAGTATTGGAGTAATTGTGCAATACGAGCTATCTGTGTCATTATATATGATAGGGTCGTTATTATCTAAGTCTTTATCCGTTAACCCTGTTATCTTCTTTACATAGTTTCTAAGAATAATATTGCTTTGTTTAATCACATCTTGACCTGTTAGTGTGATTGATCTTGCAATGTCACCATCCCCCATTTGAGATATTTTATTACCAAAATAACCATAAATCCTGTTAATAAGAATTTTTAAAGTAAATTGACCGATCCACAGCTGGTCTATTTTAAATTGAGTATCTTTAATTTCTTTCTTTAATTTTTCTTTTTTATGTTTATTTTTCTCTGTTTTAAAAGTGTCACATGCCTCAATTGATTCTAATTTTACCTCTAATTGATGTAGTTCTTCACGGGCCTCGGTCCATTTTTGCTTTTTACGGGTGCGTATGGCATAGAAGTGATCTGTAATTCTAGGGAAGATTCCTTTGGTTTTTTGTGAGAATAACTTTTTAGCTCGTGTTACTGCAATTTGATTTTTCTCACACCATTTATTAAAATCTTTGTAAGACATCTCAATGTCTTTATTATTAACAGTCTTTATAAAGACCTTACCATTATCGGTGCCGACGATGCTACCTACCTTGGTTTCTGGGCTTAAGTTGAGTGTTACCATCACACTAGGGTATAGGGAATTAGCATCAAATGATATAATATTCTTCTGAAACCCACGTTTTGGTTCACCAACATATGCTCCTTCGTATTTTTCAGATTGAATGCCATCCTTTACAAATGTTGGTATAATTCGAGGTGGGTCAAGCTTCCGCGCTTCAACAATTGCTCTACCGTTTACAGTGCTAATTGTACCTAAAGCTGCATTAAATGGTGTTAATCCAATATAAGACAGCATCCGTGCTAGGTCCATGTACATAAGCTTAGCTTCCAGTCGAACTAGCAATCTAACATCATGTATATTGTAGTCAACAAACTTGTCCCAATCCTCTAAAGACAGTGTGGCAAGGTTAGTTTCCCCTATATCTACCTTGTTGTCTCCTAGTTCTATATGCGCTATGTTATCTAGCTTATAACTGTCTCTCATGCCCATGCTGAAGGTTTTATAAACATCTAAATAGTCAAGCATAGACACACCTTCTACTACGTATTTTGTAGTAGTCATACCAAAGTTACCACGATACACTCTCTGGTAGATTGGCTTCATAATTTCATCATGTACTGGTGAAAACAGTCTAGTTGTGTCTTCTCCTAAAAGTTTTCTAACTCGATTTATTACATAAGGAACATCAAAAAGTTCACTATTCCACCCTGATAGAATATCTGGCCGGTCTTTAACGTAAAAGTCTAAAAAGCGTTGCAACAGGTCAACTTCATTCTTACAATGCACATATACAACGTCATCTGACTTTGGAGTATATGCATTAATCCCCCATGTATAATACGTTTGTTTCACTGTATCGTACACAGTAATAACATTTATCATATGACTCGCTTCTTCTGGTTTTGGAAACTCATCCGGGGAATATGTTTCAATATCAAAGAACCATATCTTAAGTGGAAATTTACTAAAATCATCGGATTCATTTACCTCCCAGAACCTATCTACAAGAAATTGCTGATACGGGGTAATGTTTTCATAAATCTTATGATCGTTTAAATCTTCAATCTTTTTACGGCGATCTAGGTTACTGTTCGCAAGGACTTTTCTAAGTTTAGTTCCATATAAAGATATACCATCATGTCTATTTGAGTTTGTCTCATGATAAAAATATGGCTGATATGGACAATCGGTTTCTATTCTCTCACCGTTTTCGTCCCACGTGTAGAGTCGCATGACTCTTTGGTTGGGTATGTAAGCTAAATTCCTATACACTGATACAAGTATAAGAGATATTTAAAAATAAATCAACTGATTCCATTTTGGAGATTAATTAATTTGCGGCCTTTATCTGCATATGGTAAAGAGTAAAGTTCCAGGTAGAAATCAATATTATTTTCCATCCAGCGCTTATCCATATATTTTCTAGCTCGCTTGACCTCTTTTATATATTTTTTATAATCGCTAGTTAGATACTCTATTTTATCAATTAATTCAGCACCAGTTTTAAACTTATGAAACGCAGTATCATACGTACATAAGTCTTGGCAGATGCAAGGAATTCCAAAAGCGGCCGACTCGATAAACTTTAAATCACTTTTTGCTTTATTAAAGTTACTATCCTCTAGCGGTGCATAAAAAACCGTTGCGTTGAGTTCGCTGATCGCCTTTGGATAATCTACTAGATTAGTCCATTCGTGATATTCAATTTTCTTTTTTTGAACTAGATCTCGCAAAGTGAGAGGGAACCCTCCGACGAATACCCATTGAAACTTATCCACTGTTTTACGTATTACATCATTAACATGATAAAAGTCATCTTTTTGTTTTACATTATTTTCAATATCAAAATGTGCACCACTACCGCAATAAACAACGCGGGGCTTACTTTTGTATTTTTGATAATTTTCTTTAATTTTGTTGAGATCGTAATATCTATCCATCCAAAGTCTAGGAATAAAATTAGGTATAACTGTAACGTTTTTATTACCAGTTTTGTCTATATAGTACTCCTTCATGAAGTTATTTGTAACTGTAATCTCGTCACATATTTGCATAATTTCCATACTTGTCTGTCTGATGCTAGGGTCTTCAAATGCAAATCTAAATTTATTATAAAAAGGAATATCTTCCTTAAAGATAAGGTCATCTATTTCATAGATAATCTTAAAACCACACTCTTCTTGTATTTGTTTAAGCCATTTAATATAGTTTAATTGAGACTCTGTTGCCTGTCTTTGTATTCTTATAGTCTTAAGACCCTTATAGAAGTTTTTATCCCCTATCATTACGGTACCACCTTGTATATTAGCTTTACCGTAACAGTTGAGTAATAGCTCTGGCCATATCATTCTCCAGTGACCACAACCAGAATAATCAGCATAAAAATTTACTCCTCGAGGCAGGTCTGGAGCCGTGTGCGTGGTGGATTTTGCGGTAACGTTAGGTGGACGTATTTGCGTTATATTACTAAGACCGGATCCTTGTCCTAGCGGATTGTTTATGATAGGCGGACTAAATGGAAGTCGTTGAACATTCGCATG